AGCGCCTGGAGAACCGTGTCTCGGACGGCGGTCGCCTTAAGGAAGTTACTCATCTGAGTGGTCTCCTATCTGCCCCAACCAGAGGTGGGGCTCGGCTTACTTGACGTTTCGGCCCAGCAAGGAGGCGAGCAGCTTCTCCCGGTCATCGGCCGGGTCGCCGTCTCCTAGCGGGTTGGTGAGGTTCGACTTCGGNCGCCTAGACGGCGCCTCGATCGTGGTGCCAGCCGCTTCCAACAGTTCGTCGGCGGCTTGCATCATGTCAACCTCGTTGTCGATGTCCGGGAGGAACTTCGCGAGGCTGGGCGGCAAACCCTTCTCGTTGGCGATCTGCAGCTTCAACGCTTTGATCGTCGACTCTCTTGCCCGTTGCTGAGCTTCTTCGAGTGCCGCTTGCAGCTTCTCCGTTTCGGATTTGCCTGCGTCCTCGATTTCCTTCAACCGGGCGGCCGCCTCAGCGTTCTTCTTCGCCTGCTCCTCGTGTTTACGAGCGAGCGCCTTCCACTTCTCGATTTCCTTGGCGGCGTCGACCTGTGGTTCCGTGTCGGCCCCTTCAGTCTCTTCCGCTTGCGGCTCCTCGATCGGGGTTCCTTCTTCGGACATGAGTGAATACCTCCGTGTCGGTGGTACCGCTGCCCCCGTGTCGGCGGCAGACTTTCGACCATTGGACGCTGGTCGTGGGCGTTGGTAGCGGGGGCCCGGATCGAACGGACGGGACACGGATCATGAATCCGTGCGGGACACCAGTCCTCCCCGCTTAGTGGTGGTCTTGCCGTGGTCGACGTGACCTACCTTGTGGCTTCGTACGCTCGACGAAAGGCGTTCAACGGGTCCGGCTGGCCCTGAGCTACCTCCGAATACAGGTCAGCCCACTCACGGTTACGGCCAGGCCATTCCGTGTTCCGGTCGTACACCGGTTCAGCGGTACACGCACACGAATCGTGCGCCTGAAACCCGGCCGAACCCTGAGACTTGAACGTCGGACCCCGAGATGCGAGCAGGGCACAGAAGGCGCATGGGTCGCCGTCTGTGACCCGGATCCAACCGAGGGCGACAGGATCCGCTTCGACAGCATCGACGAGCGTTCCCCGGCCGCCGTTCAACACCAACCGGACCGCGGCGGCGGCGGCAGTGTCGACAGCGGCTTTCCCTTGGGCGACCCGCGAGATCCCGGTCACGGTCAGCGACGTCGTTGCCTGTTCCCGGTTCAGGATCGGCGCCGGAGGCAACTGAAACGCCCCNTCCCTTACTTCGGTTTGACGGAACTGCACGAAGTACCGGGCTGACAGCGCGGCGGACGCGGCGTGGTTCCGTTCGATCATCGCCACCGTCGCAGTCAGCCAATCCTCAGACGAGGCGGGCAGGTTCTCGGGGTCCAGCAGGCGCCACAGCTGCCGCATCTGCGCGACCGTCAACGCCGCCAACCTTCGCTGCAGGATCCGGTGCTGTTCGGTTAACCGCCGCCCTTCAGCTGTTGTTGCCATTGGCAGTTACAGCACCCTGCTCCGATTCGGTGTCTTCGGGGAGCTGAAGGTCCGCGAACAGGCGGCCGATGGCGTCCATCTGCTGACGCTGCTGCAACGCCCTCTCCCGGTCCTGGTCGGTGAGGAACGGCAAATGATCCCACAGCACCTCCACCGGCACCTCAAGCATCTGCGCGACCTTCCCCAACGCGTCAGCGGTCTGAGCGAGCGACCGGGACTCCATGTCCCGCCAACGAACCTGCGCCGAAGGATCCACATCGATGTTCATGATCGACGCGGACAAGGCGAACGCCTGCTCATGCGACTCACCGAAGTTCTGCTTCCGCTGCTCCACCTTCCGGTTGAACGACGCTTCGATAGCCGCCAACGCCTCAGCGGACACATTGCTGATGTCCCCCGTCAACAGTTGAGGCGGCGTTTGGGACACCGACGCCAACATGCGAATGTCCTCGATCGCCGCTTTGAGATGGCCGTCCATCTCCGACGCCGGCAAGTCACCGAACTTCGTGTCAGGGGAATCCGACGTGAGGATATCCCCCGCCTTCAACATCAGCTCCTGCTCCTTCAGGCGGGCTTTCCGCTCTTCTTCCGACAGGGTCTGATCGTTGGCGGGATTGACGAGGCCGGTGGCGTAACGGACACGCCACGCACCGAACCGCTGAACAACCAGCCGGTCGAACACGTCCTGATCGATGCGGGAAGCCGCAGCGATATACGGTTCCACCTCCCCGATCGCCCGACCCGTGATCGTCTGCCGGTTCACATAGCGGATCACCGGCGGCCGGTTCAACCCGTGCTGCCGCACGTCGTCCAACTGGGACAACCAGCCGGTGCCCCGAGTGGAATGGGTCACAAAATACACGTGGGTAGCGTCGAACAGGGTTACACGCCAAACCGACTCACCCACCTCACGTTCCTGCCAGCGGGGCGCACGCTCCGCAGCCACCGCATACACCGGCCACTCGTCAAACGCCGACTCGTAGAACGCGGTCATCTCCGCCGACGAGTACGGCCGCCACTCCGGCATCCCCAGCGGCCTACGACCCCGGGCCGTANNNGTCGGCAACACAGTCATATAGGCGACACCGGTCGTCAACGCAGCCTCATACAAGCCGGTCTGCTTCGAATCCATCCCGTTCGCCTGCCAAACCTGCCACAACGCCGAATCGTCATCCGTTGACGTCCGATACCCCTCAACGTCCAGCGCCTGCGCCAAAGACTGCACCANCAGGCCCAACCAAGGGGTGATCGACTTCCGCTGCAACTCCCGGTACTCGTAGGTGGCTGTGTCCGGGATCGTCGGCAGTTTCTGCCGACCCAACGCCCAGTCCTCCCACTCCTTCGACTGGTCCCGGTTCTCCAGCCACTCCGGCCAGAGCTCCTTCAACAACCCAGCAACTTCGACTTCATCCAAAGGCATCAGGTCACCTCTTGAATCCTCGGAAATTGCCGGGCCGTTTCCCCGACTGGCCCCTGTTCAGAATCATCCGCCGCACCATCCGCGCACCAACCGCGCACACCGCCAAATCGATCTTCCTCGGCGACTCCCGATGCTCCTTCATCAACGAAACACCGAACCTGTTAGGGAACCGGCGGGCGTTCCGCATATGCGCCACCAGCAACGGATGACCGTCGATCGTCAACGTCAACGGCTTGTCGGGTTTCGCCTGCTCCTCGATCTCCACCACGAACGCCTCAGCCGCCTGCGTGAACAACCTGTGGTTCGACGGCCAAGACATGTCCCACATGATCGAGTGACGGTTCGGACCCGACTGCACCGCCCACAATTGCAGCTGGTCCCCGAAATCCCGATGCCACCCATCAATCACAGCGTCCCAATAACCAAACCCGTCGTCGTCCCTCGCGTGAGACGGATCAGCGAAAAACGCCACCACCTTCCGCGACTTGAACACGTCACGCACCGTCTGATCGACATCGAACCGGTCCACGATCCAACCCTGCCCCCGGGCACCCGACGGTTTCTCCCAAACCCCCAACGTCACAATGTGCCCGTCCGACAGGCGACATCCCACAAGCCCGGTGGAGTCATCCGACTTCGAACCGTCGAAGAACAGCACCCACTCATCAGCCGGNGAAATAGGCGGCTCCGGGTCCTTACGGATGGCGTGCTGAACGTGTTTCGGGTCAACCCAGGCGTCCTCAGCTGCGGTGATCTGGTTGTAAGCGAACCGGCGAGCCTCAGACGGCGGAGTCCGACTATCGATCACGAACCGGGCATACGACTCCGGGTCCACCCAATACGAATCCCCCCGAACCGCAGCAATAACCGCCGGCGCCGCCTCCAACGTCAACGGCGCATCATACGGCGCCTCCAACGAGTCATACATGATCCCCGAATCGGCGAACTCCCCCGCCTGGATCTTCTCCCACGCCTCACGGGTCCGCTGCGCCACCGAATCCTCAGCCGGGTCATAAGCGTTCGTGATCGCCAACACCCGACTCGACCCCTCAGGAGCCTTCATCGCGTTCCGCTGAATGACAGCCCACATCGCGTGGCCCTCATTCGTCCTATCAACCCAATGCTGAGTCTCATTCGCGATCGTGAACGTCGGCCGGCCACCCTCCAACGCCCGAGGCGACGACGTGACCGCCTCAATCCGACGAGCCCCCCTATGCCCGTAAATGATCTCCTTGCCGATATCGATCTGATGCTCCTCAACGCACCGCTTCGAAAACAAGCCAGGAAACAGCGTCATCGTGTTCCGAGTCTGATCCTTCGACGTAGCCGCCACCTGCACCCACGCCGCCGGGTTCTCCACCCCCACAGGNTCATCCCCATCCCACCNGGCAAACCGGCACGGCCCCACAAACTCGAAAGCCGCCACCACCGCAGCAAACGGATCCTTCCCCCACCCCTTAATCCGCTGAATCACACCATCCCGGTAAACGAACCGGCCCCGCTCATCCACCGCATACCACCAAACAAACAAGCGGGTCTGCTCAGGCGTCAACTTGAACGGCGAACCATCCGGATGCNGAAGNTTCTCAGGAANCCAAACCGCCGCCCCGTAATACCCCAACGACCGCTCCGGCAAAACAAACTTGCCGTTCTCGTCCCGCTGCCACGACGGACCGATCGCTACCGGCTCAACTACCAGCTGCGAGGCGACGCTTGAACTCGTCAAGATCCGTCACCTCCCCATCACTCTCAACCTGCCGCTCGATCTCCAACGGACACGACGACGAGAAGCCTCCGACGTCAACAGATCAGCCATCCCCGCCAGAATCGCCTTGAACAACTCCGACGAGAACCGAGACGACTCAAGGTTCTTAGTCATCGCCTCAGCGACAAACCGGGCCTGCGCCCAATCGGAAGGCTCGAAAAACTGCGACTGACCCGACTCCGACAGCGACTCATACCAGCCGACAGCGATCGGATGCCAATGTTCCTCAGCAGGAGGCGCCTCCACCGAACCGACATAGACCACCGATTCGACCTGGGAGTCCTTGTTCCGGCGTCTCCGCTC